TCCAAGACCTGTACCAATGCCAACTCCTAAAAGGCCAGAGGGTGGTCCGAGACCTGTGCCGATGCCTATGCCAAAAAGACCAAAGTATGGACCAATTCCTATTCCTGAAAGGCAAGGTCCTCGACAAAAGTTAGAGGAGTTCAAAAGGTTTATGGACCCTAGAGCATTAAAAGACGGCGGTGAGCTTAAAAAAATGTTTGGCCCTGCTGCCTCAGGTATGTCGAAAGCTAAATTAAAAAGACTTTTTGATATGGCTAAGAAGCAAAAGCCAACAGGTCGTGTTAACATGGACGATATTAAGAGAGTTGCCAAGATGTTAGGTCAAAATAAGAAACCTGTTCTCGATTCAAAAGGTAAACCAGTCCAGAATCTTTTTCAAAAAAGTAAAAAAAGAGACCTTAAATCAATTGTAAAAACTGGTCCTAAAGCAATGCGTAAGCCAATGCCAAAATTATTAGGTAAAGCTGCCCGTAAAATGCGTAAAATGATGTAATGGCACCTCCGTTCGCACAAAAACAACCCAGTCGTTTTGCTCAAATGAGCAGAAATATTAGTCAGATTCGCAACCCTGCATCTAGTATTAGTAGAGACTTAGATATTGCCAGAGCAAAAAAAGAGTTCTTTGGTAATAATCCTGGTGTCTCAGACGAACGGGCGTTTAACCGTATGCAACAGGCAGATCAGCTAGTATCATTTAAAAATCAATTTACTAAGCCTGTGCAAGGCTCATCTAATCTTTTGCAAATGACAGCGAATGCTCCTCGCAGTCTTGCTGAGGAAAGAATGAGACTTGCTAACAAGTTTGGACCTACATTTGGCGAGATTATGGGTGACATAGGTCGTGGTATTGGTAGTATTTTCAGTGGTATAGCAGAACGTGGTACACCACTTATGCAGTTAGCGAAGTCTGCTGGATCGGGTATTATGAACTTACTGACACCGAAGGCAGACGTGTCGGCCATGGGTCAAGGACCACAGTTCTCGTTAGGCACGCAATTTTTACCGGCTGATTTTGCAAGTCAGGTTCAATCACGGACCACGGACCAAGCGCCATTTCCTGGAATGATAGTGGATGCCTCTGGTGGACAGACATTGACTAACCTGACGGCGTTTGGTGAGGCTCTACGTGATAGAGTTAAATCAGAAAGACCAGGTATTACTGACGAAGAATTATTGAACGTATTGCAAAGATCTCACAGAGCTGGGTTTGCTGGCTCAGGTAAGCCCGTTTTTTTCTTAGCTAATGGAGGAATTGCTACTCTACAGTAGATATATGCGTTATGTTTTTGATCATTCCTTTTGGGATCGTGGTTCCCCGACCAAAATCTTTAGATAAAGGCATAAAATCAGCTACTAATGTTACAGAATCCTCTGATTCTTTGAGGATCAACCCATAACTATGGACCACGGGCACATCTTCAAGTTTATCTATATCACCTGCTTCATACCAACCAGATGGGTGCTCAATGGTATCCTCCCACGTTATTCGGACAAGTTTGTAGCTCATGTAAAACACTATATATATTATTCTACAGAAACTAAATCTAAACTTGACGGAAAAACGGAAAATTGGTTTACATATTTACAAAGTAGTAAAAATATATATATATCAACACTTATCTCTGTAAATAAGTTGTTAAACGACTGTAAATATGTTGGTGCATATTTACAAAGTTTGTTGAAAAATAAGGCTTTTTCATGAAGAAGACTCTTGAACTTACTCCAAAACAGATGGCATTTGTCAACATTTTTATCGAAAAAGGACTCCAACAGAGCGCAAAACAGTGTGCAATGGACGCTGGATATAGCGAAAAAGTAGCTCCAGTGATTGCAAGTAAGCTGCAAAACCCTAAATACTACCCCCATGTTGTCCAAGAACTAGAAAGACGGCGTGCAGAACTTAACAGGAGATACTCCATTTCCTATAAATCACACATACAAAAACTAGCAGAACTACGAGATAATGCCGAAGCTGCTGGTAACTACACTGGTGCTATTGCTGCCGAAAAGTATCGAGGCATGGTGGCTGGATTGTATATTGACCGTAAAGAGATTATGCACGGGACTATCGATCAGATGTCAGTGGGAGAGGTAGAGGAAAAACTAATTGAGCTTAGAAAAAAACTATCCATTCCTGGGCAGTTTGAAGTTATTGAACAGGAAACATTACAAGGGGAATCTGTCGGAAGCGATGGCGATAGTTCATCTGATGAAGATGGGGAACCTAGTATTCAAGACACTGCATGATACAGGTTGTGTTGATTTTGTGACCATTGACAAGAATGGCAAGATCAATCTGTATGACGTTAAAACTAAATCTGTACGTAAGACTGGCAAAAGAAAAGGTCATCACATAAGCAGATTACGAACTCCATTACAACAAAAGCTAGGTGTAAATATCATCTATGTTGACGTTGAGAGTCAGGAGATCCAGGTGGTACAGCATGGCAGAAGAACGTAATCTTTGGCAACAGTTAAAGAGAAATACAAAAGAGGTTGTATGGACTAGAATTGAGGCTACAAGTGGTCTTGGAATACCTGATTTACATGGCTTTTATAGACGTTGTTTTTGGGTAGAGCTGAAGATAATAAAGAATAACAAAATTAAGTTTTCTGCGCACCAAATAGCGTGGATTAATCGGCATATTTCGTTAGGAGCTCCTGTGTTTGTACTTGCCAAGGACCCTCGTGCGGGGTCTATCGGATTATTCTCAGGTTCCATTGTCCGTAGCCCACATGTCGTGGACCGTGTACCTCCATTACTTTCCATCCCTCAGCGGCCCAGGTCCGTGGACTGGGAACAATTGCTGGCCCTGCTGGGAGCTTGGATGCCGGGTGACTCTCCATTGCCCATTGGCTCTAATGCATCACACTTACTCCATTAGTTGTGGGGAGCTGCACTGCAGCCCTGGTGAAAGTTTCTGGGTTGACACCAGCGTGCGAAGATGGTAGTGCGTAGATATTCCTTCTTTATTCATGTTAGCCAAACACATGAACTCGGTGCGTCAGCGATGGCGCACCAACCTTTCTCCATCGTCCATTACCCTTACACCCTTTGCCTATGCCTATACTAAGTCAGGAGCTGTCCAGCTCAGCAGGTGGACAGTTGTGAAAAAACTTTACAAAAGGGCTTGACATCCCAACTATTTAGGACTATATATATACAAGGAGGCGAAGATGAAGATTTTAGAGTGGGGTGTGTTCGTAGAGAGACCTGACGAATCAACTTATGAAATAAAGCTAAGTGAAGATTTGGCGACTAAAGTTTATGAATACATCGAAAAATTAAAAGAAGACGATAAAAACATTTTATCGAAAGATACTGAAGGGAAGATATTATGGTAACATACAATTATAATTTAATTATCCATTTGCTGTTGAATAAATATGGCTGGTTGCCCCACGAGATTGGTGCGTGGACCTGGGAGAAACCAGATGGCAGTTGAGTTTAAACAAGACTCCATTCTAGACTGGCTTCTAGATACCCAGGAAAAAAGCACCATCGAAGCTACTGCAGAGCATGGTTGTTCCGGTGGCACCATTAGCGAGTTGATATACTACGCAGACACGGAAGCATTTTATGAAAAATACAAAGAGGAGATCTGGCAGAGACTTAGTGACATGGCCGATGACCTGGGCGAGCCGTCCATTCTCCATTTGATCGTAACCTTTAATGGATCTAAAGAGGTGGGCAGTGACCTGCAGCTCAGGAACCTGCTGGCCTGGTGGGCATGCGAAGATGTGTGCAGAGGGATCTGTGTAGATTGGGACACAGATGAAAGAGCTGCCGGTTAGTTGCCAGGTTTTCTAGTTTATTTTGCCATTGCTGTTTTGGCAGTGGCCGTGATTTGCATTTCCATTACACGCATGCCTTTAGGCATAGGTTGGACCATGTCGGCCATCCTTAGCTCCGGCTGCTGGGTCCTGCTGTTGGAAGGTTTGTGGTTTGTCGCTACGCTGGCGATTGAATCTCCATTCTCCATTTCCTCTTAAGCCTTGAGCTATGGTCCTACTACTACCAGTTTTCGCCGCCACGCTGGTAACTCACAACAAAAGTTGTGGTCGGAGTGTCAAAAGTTATCCACAGATAAATAAAATAATTACTTGCAATTAGTTGGGACATGTATTATATAAATAGTATAAGGAGTTCGACATGAATAAAAAGAAGGAAATAGATAAGTTAGCAAGGCTAACAGTTCTAGCAAACTTCGTCAATTCGAAGTTGAAAGAGCAAAAGACTTTAGTTAAGTCATTCGTGACAGAGGAGGACAAAGTCTTGAAAGGCGTTGAGCATAAACTCAATGTTATCATTAGGAGTTATAAGCGTTTCGATAGTGAAGCGTTTAGAAAAGATCAACCCGAAGTTTATAACGATTATAAAACTAAGGTTGTGTCATCAATGGAACTTAAGCCGTTAATAGACGCAGAACAAGAGTCTGAACTGTTGACGGAAAACTTTCCGTTGATGCAAATCCAATTGCAGTCTAGTAATTAGGCATTCTCATTTACATTGGAACATAGGCACGGGGACGACTGCACCCCGTGTCGCAAACCAATCTCCATTCTCCATTTTCTTTTACATCTTAGGTATAGGTATATAGGTAGAAAAAAGTGGCTGTTGCGCAGGGAGTTGCGTGGAGTCAAGAAAAAGTTATCCACAATTAATTTAATAATAACTTGTAATTAGTTAGGATATGGTCATAATAAAATCATGCCTAGTGATAATAACGATATCATCAATCGTCCTTTTGCAGACTTGCAAGAGCGCATGGCTGAAGTCGAGAGACTTAAACGAACTGATGATATCACAAATAGAAGAGAGGTAGATTATCGTGCTATTTGCAACTATCTTAATTCTGAAATTTTTCATCTTATTGCTACTGTTGATGATCCTAAAGTAAAAGCTTGGGCTCGTAAGATCGTCACCAAACTGCATGAAATGGTGGGAAAAGATATCTTATAACCACGAACTGGGAGGCTTCTGCCTCCCAGGCATTACTACCTGTAACCCCATCACCAAAACCCATCAATAAAAAAACCACAACATATAGGGAGTCCCTTAACTTTTTGCCACAACATATTGTGCGTGGCGCTGGGGGGAGGGGGTTAAATCGCCCTCCATGTAACTATAGTAATGGCACATAGGTTGAGTTTTACACAAATAATTACTATGATATAAATCTGATATGCGAATAGACTTTGATGTCTCTCAAATGGATGCTAAAGAAGCAAAAGAGGCATTACTAAAATTAGAACTTAGAAAGACACAACTAGAACTTTCTGCAAAGGCAAGAGACTCCTTTTTAACGTTCGTTTCAACTGTGTGGCCAGGGTTCGTGGAGGGTGAACACCACCGCAGGATCGGCGAGAAGTTTGAAAAGGTACTATCGGGTGAAATTAAAAGATTAATTGTTAATATGCCACCTCGACATACAAAGTCGGAGTTTGCTTCGTTTCTCTTTCCTGCATGGCTCATGGGCCACAAACCACAGACCAAGATCATTCAAACAACACACACAGCAGAGCTTTCGTACCGATTTGGTCGTAAAGTTAGAAACTTGATGGACTCAGAAGAATATCGTAGTGTATTTACGGATGTTAAACTTAGTCAAGACAGCAAAGCGGCGGGTCGCTGGGAAACTAATCATGGCGGTGAGTATTTCGGTGCTGGTGTCGGCGGTGCTATTACTGGCCGTGGTGCTGATCTACTTATTATCGATGATCCTCATTCCGAGCAAGACGCACTGTCAACAACAGCAATGGATAACGCTTGGGAGTGGTATACATCGGGTCCCCGTCAAAGATTGCAACCTGGTGGATCTATCGTCTGTGTGATGACCCGTTGGTCAGAGAAAGATCTGACCGGTAACTTAATAAGAGCTATGAGTGAGGTCAAAGCAGATCAATGGGACATTATTGAGTTCCCTGCAATCTTACCAAACGAACAACCTGTCTGGCCTGAGTATTGGAAGTTATCTGAATTAGAATCTGTCAAAGCATCTTTAAGTGAGCGTAAATGGCAAGCCCAGTGGCAGCAGAATCCTACTGGTGAAGAGGGTGCAATTATAAAACGAGAGTGGTGGAACTTGTGGGAAAAAGACGACATGCCCATGTTACGTCACGTCATACAATCTTACGACACAGCGTTTACCAAAAAAGAAACGGGTGACTATAGTGCGATATCCACATGGGGTGTATTCTATCCTGATGAGATAACGCCTAATATAATATTGCTAGATGTCGTTAAAGATAGATTTGAGTTCCCTGAGCTAAAACGTGTAGCCATGGAGCAGTACAAATACTGGGAACCGGAGTCCGTGATCATAGAAGCAAAAGCCTCGGGCCTACCGCTCATACAAGAATTACGTCAGGTCGGTATACCTGTTATCAACTTTACACCTAGCAAAGGCAATGATAAGTTGTCGAGAGTGCACGCTGTGGCTCCTGTGTTTGAGAGCGG